CTGAACCAGCCACCGGGGTCCTGTTCGGCTTTCCGTTGGAGGCGTTTGCGCCCGCAGTATAACTTGAATTGGCGCGGTGCGGCAAATATTTTGCCACTCTTTTCGAGAGCTCGGACCAGTAGGTGGGTTGACGCGGGTCGAAGCCCTCGGCAGCCAGACGCTTGTCGATGGTCAGCACGACATCGCTGTCTTCATCCTTGCCGCTGGGGTCGTACCAAGAGTTGGTCGACATCCACGACGAGGCGTGCTGTTGCACGGACGCGTCGAGGACTGGCGCACGCGACGTCTGGTTGGTGGCGACGTGCTGCTTGATCGAGCGCAGGCGCTCGGACTCCTGGGTCGCAGCCAGCATCTTCTGCGTGGCGTCGGCGACCGTGCGGCCGTCCTGCTTCTTGGTCGCTTCGGCGATCATGCCCTTGTAGTAGCCGACTGCGCCGTTCACGCGCTCGATGTGCGTGTCGAGCTGCGCGAGCTGCGCCGCGGCGTTGTGGCTCTCGACGGCCGCCAAGCGCTCGCGCATCTCGTTGAGCTGACGATCGCGGACGGCGAGTTCTTGCTGGTAGCCCTGCTCGCGCTCGCGCTGTGCTTGCTTCTTGTTCTGCCGCTCTTGGCGCCTACGCTCACGGATGGCCTCACGCTCGGCGTCGTTCAGGTCGCCTCCGATGGGCTCGTCGGCGTGCTCGCCATCGGTGCGCTGCTCGCCGGACTCGACGACCTGGCTGCCCTCGCCGGCGCCACTCTCGGTGCTCGGCGCTGGGATGTGAGGATCGTCGATCACCACAGACCCGTCAGGGTTCTCTGTGATGAACATGTCCAGGGAGTTCCCGGTGTTGTTTTCTCCTGCCATGATGCTAACCTCCTTCAAGGTCACTAAGAAATTTTCTCGCGCGTATTCTCTTTATCTACTTCCTTTGATTTGACTCTCTTTGAAGGAAAGTCTAATTATAGAAGTAGAAGAAAAGGTTTTTAGAGCTCGTAAACGAGTTGGGTGAGGGGGTCGCCCCGGACACGCCCAATCAGCTGGCTGTCCTTGAACGTCACGAAGATGACGGGGTCCGCGTCCTTCTCGGCGCTGTGCTTGACCTCCATCCGGTCGCCATCCCACCGCGGAACGCGTACGAAGTCACCGACCTTGGCCCACACGCCTTCGGGCCACGCCTCGCCGGTCTCACGATGCTTGAACGCCAGCGAGCCGACCGCCACGAGCTTGGCGATCTGGTTGTTCCACTTGGCGGTGTCCTTCGTGTTCTCGATCAAGACGATACCAGACTTGGACTTGCTGGGCATCAGCCGGAGCTGCACGACCACGCGGCTGCCAAAGGGCTCGACCGGGTGGTCGACTTCGGGGAACGCTTGGGCAAGCGTCTGCGGGGCAAACCCTGCGTTGTAGCTGTCAGAGCTCATCGAACTCTTCTCCTTCAAGTTGTGATTAGGGGGCGATGGTCTCGTGGGTGGCGGGCTTGTTGGCCTCATCGACCAAGTCCGGCTCGTCGGCGGCGGGCTTGTTGGCCTCATCGACCAAGTCCGGCTCGTGGGTGGAGTCGACGAGCTTGTCTTCGATCCAGTGCTCGATGCGGTAGCCCAGCGCCACCAGCTCGTCGAGCGCCTTGCCGAAGCCAGATACGGCGTAGGCCGCGAGCGAAGGCGCAGAGTGCGGCACTTCTTGCACAACGTCGCTGTCAGGGGATTGAACTTTGAACATCATTGATCCTCAGGGTTGGTGAGAAGTTTCAGCTCTTCGCTCAGCTGCTTGAGCTGCTGGTACATGCCCAGCATGCGTTGAAAGCCCAGCCAATCGCTTGGTGGGCTCTCGAACACGTCATCTTGAAGCTTGCGCCGTTCGTCAGCGACGTGCCGACGAACAGCCTCAACGCTCTTCAACACTTCTTGCTCTTGACCGGGCCGCCGGCCTTCAGGTCAACATCGGGGATCGAGTCGGTCATCTTCGCCCCTTTGAGCGGATTGACCGTGCCCACGCCAGGCTTGATCGAGACGGATTTGATCGCCGACCCGACGCGACCACCGCGGGCGTAGCCCTTGACGGTGTTGCCCATGGCCAGCCGCTTGTGTTGGTTCACCAGTTCGGGTTTGATGCCCATGATCATTCTCCAGTTTGCTTGGGTTTGGGTTCGTGAGCCTGCAGCCACGCGTCGATACGCCCTTTCAACGCCAGTAGGCGTTCTTCCTGGACGCCTTGAAGCTGCTGCAGCGTCAGCTTCAGCTGTCGGTCGGAGTCTTCTTGCTGCGCAGCGAGGTGCGCGTTGTGGCTCGAGGTCGACATCTCGATCTCAGTCTGCCACTTGGTCAGCTGCGCGTTGATCGCCGCGGCCTGCGCTTCGGCCTGCGCGTTCAGTTGGTTGAAGTGCGCCTCGATCGACAAGCGGGTCTGCTCGAGCAGTCTGTCGGACTCGCCAGCGCGCTGCTCGAGCTGCAGGCGCGCTTGCTCGAGGGCGTTCGCCTGAGCGCCGGACTGCGCGGTCTGCTGCAGCTTGGCTTGGTCGAGCGCCTGGCGCTGCTGGTCGGCCTGGACGGCCTGCTGCAGCTTCGCGCCCTCGAGCTGCCGATCTTGCGCTTCTGACTGCTGCTGGGCCGCCAGCTTGGCTTGCTCGGCCTGCGCCTTCTGCTGCAGCGCTTGTTGGTCGGACTGCAGTTTGAGCTGAGCGGCCGCGATGCGCGGATCTTGGTGCTGCTGAGACTGCGAGAGCTGCTGGACCGTCTGCTGGACTTGCTGCAGCATCGGCATCATCGGCGCAAGCAGCTTGGCCAGCTCTTGGTCAGCAAACGCGATCGCATCAGCCTCACCACCGTCGGGCCTGCCCTGCGCCTTGCCGACCATGCCAGCGGCGGCGACTGCGGCGCGTCCGTGCTGCCCGTACAGCGTGATGATGTGCTCCTTGCAATGGTTGAGGAGCGTCGGGAGGGCGGGCATCGACATGAGCGGGTTCATGCCCAGGACGGGCGACGTCATGAAGGCCAGGTGCACTCTCAGGTGGTCGAGGTGGTCTTGGTCGTCGAAGGCGCGCAAGGCCTTCGTCGGGTCGGTCGCAGCGACGTTCTCAGCGATGGGCTCAAGCTCGTCAGGGTCACCAGGGACGTTGAGGACTTCCTCGTAGCCCGGGAACTTCATCAACGCAAGCGCGCGCTTGGCGAGCTCGGCGGGCTTGAAGAGCGGTTGGAAGAGCGGCTGCTCAGCCAGCTGCAGCGCGGCTTGAAGCTGCGCGTAGCGTTGTGCGTCGCTGAAGATGTTCGGGTCGCTGACAGGCTCGACGTCCATCGGGCCTTGGAAGTCCGCGCGGCTGACAACAAGCTCGCCAAGCTCCTCGACCGTCTCATGATCAGAGAGGTGCTTGGCGTTCAACCGGTGGATGATCGCCAAGGCCTCCTTCTGCGCATTATGGAGCCGCGAGTGGATGGCGCTGAAGGTGATGCTGCCTTGCTCGATCAGTGCCAGCGCTGTGCCGACGGGCATGTTCGAGCCCGCGTCGGCGATGCGTTCCTCAGCCGTCGAGACGACCCCCTTGGCTTGATCGGTCAGCCAGCCGAGCAGCTGGAAGAGGACCGTGCTGGGCGGGTTGATCGGCAGCGGCATCGCGAGCTTGCGGATGTCGTCCACGCCCGGGCCAGCGTCGATCGTTGTCAGCTGCGCAGGCTCGAGCGACACGGTCTGGCCGGTCACCCGCGCACCGCCGAGCTTGATGCCGCCGGGGATGTTGTTGATGTGGGCCGAGTCGAGCAGCGCGCGAAGGGCGCCGGTCGCTGCGCCACTAAGGCCTCCGATGATGTGCGTGAGGCCGATCGGGTATGCGCCACGCCACGGGATGAAGGGGAACTCAACGATCCACGGCACAGGTTCGGCGCGGTCTGCGTCCTCTGGGTCCCAGTTGCGCCGCAGCGCAAGGACCTTGCCCGTCGGCTCGTCGACCGTGAGGATGTAGGGCATCAGCTCGCGCTTGGCAAGGGGGTCGTCCTTGACCTCCATGATGATCTGCGTCTCGTAGACCACCCGCAGGCCGTCTTCGTTGAACGATGGGTCCTCGACACCTTCGACGACGCCCGCGGCCTCGCTCGAGTCCGTGCGGTCCGGCGACGAGACCGCATCGGTCATGAGTGACACGTCACGATAGAGACCACTGTCGACGCGCTCACGAAACTGGAGCTTGGTGATGCGCTGCACGTGCGTGACGCGTGAGCTCGTGCCCAGGCTTGTCGCCTCGAAGGGCAGCAAGAGGTCGTCGATTGGCACGAACTCGGTGCGGATCCGCTCCCAGCGCGGGTCGTACCAGATCTTGAGGTACTGGCCGCCGCCGAGCGGCAGCTGCGTCAGAAGCACCTCGAGCTCGCGACGATATTCCTTGATCCGTGTCGTGGCCTGCCAGTTCATGTACTGGCGCTTGCGCTCGGCGCGTTGCAGCTTGGCCTTTGTCTGTTTGCCGATGAGCCTGACCTTGACTGGGCCGTCGGCGGGGAAGAGCTCCTTCATCGCGCGGGCGGCGAAGTCGATGCAGCCCTCGACCAAGACCGGGTGGACGGCTCGGCTCGCGCCGTCGAAGGACGCACCGCCCGGCGCCTCGTTGCCGAGCCCAGTCCTGCGGATGCCCTCGGCGTACTGCTCGTCTCGCTTCTTGCGCGCGTCCTTGTCGCGGTCGATCGCGTCGAGCAGGTCCGTCGCCATCGTGGCTAGATCGCTCTCGTCGAGTTCTTCGGCCATGTTGGCGTCGAACTCCTCGGAGGACACTTGCGTCTTGTCCTCGTCAAGGTCGACGATGGCCGAACCGTCTTCGAGTTCTTGCACGTTTCCCAGCGGATCGTCTGGCACGTCGATGGTCGCAGACCCGTCGTCGTTGATGACGGGCTCGGGCATGTCCGAGTCCTCGCCATCGACATGGCGTTCGCGCTCCTCGTGAGCTTGGTCACCGACGATGGCGCGCTTCGGGCGCAGCTTCTCGCCTTCGAGCTGCGCGTTCATCCGGCCGACGCCACTTGATCCGATACTCATTCACGTGCTCCTTGTTGGAGGCGGGTCATGAGCGCTCCAAAGCGGGACTGTACCACAGGTTGGGTCACGCTGCCGCCGGACGCCTTCTTCTGCGTCTCTTGATAGCGCCTGAGCGCCTCAGAGATGTGATCAAAGTTGTACTGAGGTTTCATCCCTAGTTTACCTCCAGTCACGGCTTCAAGTTCTTCAGTCGTCGGGTGCCGACCCAGCGGACCAAAGAGCTCATCGAAGGCGGGTAGTTGTTGGATCTGAATTCTCTCACGCCAGTTGCCAATGTCGTGTAGGCCCGTGTTCTCAAGGTCGCCGACCTTACCCCAGGTTCCGTTCTTGACGAAGTCCTGCACCATGGGGAGGTACTTCGCCACGGGCGCGGCGTCCTGCTTGCCCTTGATCTGGATGATGTCTTCGCCGGGCTTGGCGACGTTAAACTCCTCGTGGAGGTCTGGGTGGGTCCGTTTTAACCACTGCATTGTTTTGCCAACGTCGCTGTACTTTTCAGTTGCGTCCAACCAGTCGTGAAACGCCGTGCGCTGGGCGTCGTGACGACCAACATCTGGGTAATCACTTGGAGGTGCTCCGCCAGGGACTTGGGTTGGACGCTTCCTGAGCTCAGTCTCAAGTTTGTGATGCATATCCCAATACTCGGTGTCGTCGCTCTCAATGGCTTGTTCGTAGGTCTTGTTCGGACGCGTCTCGATCGTCACGTGCGGGTTGCCCTGCTTGTCACGAAGCGAGTAGATCTTGGTCCCATTGTTGGCGACGTCGTCGCAATACCTGCCCACGCAGTGACCCATTGCGTCGCCCTCAGCGTTGAGGCCTGCATCCAAGTGCTCACGCGCCAGCCCCTCGTTCAAGTTTGCGAGCGCCTCTTCTGGCGTTTTGCCGCCAAAGCCGTTGGCTGACGGATGCTCGATTGCGTAACGGCTCACGATCCCGGCCTTGACATGTGAGTGGTCAGTACCAAGATCCCGCATCGTCCAACCTTCTGGTAAGGCATCAAGTGTATGAGACAATGAAGGCTCACCAAGCTCCACCCACTTGTGCCCGTCGTCGTACTCCTTGTGGGTTTGCTTGATCCCACGCAGCAGATCGGGGTCCTTTGGACCGCTCATGCCCTTAGCAAGCAGTTCGTTCCATGCCGCAGTCTTGCGTACGGCGTCGGCGACCGACACACGACCGAGTGAGGCAGGGTCGATGACAAGACCCGCATCATGCATATCAAGCAACCGCTGGATGCCGGGCGCAACCATCAACTGGCCGTTGTCTCCACGTGGTCCACGTCGTAGCCGGTCAATGTTGTCGGTCGGGAGCACATTCAGAGACTGGATGTCCTTGTGCGCCCCGGTCGCTGCATCGAGGTAGTCGAGCACGTGGCTGAAGCCGAGCGGGTCGCCGTTGCCGCTGCCCATGCCCCAGACGCGCGTATCGGTCGGCGCCTTACTCATCCAGCCAAATTGCTTGTAGGCCTCATTCTCAGGATCCTCAACGATCTTTGCAAGGTTGGCCTGGCTCGTGCCGTGCGGCAGCGGCTCGACGTTCATTGACGGGTCGAGCGAAGCGTAGTCAAGCTCGTTGTGAAGGTCGCCGATACCACCACGGAGATTAATGTTCTCGTCGATGCCGAGCAGCGTGCCGACTGTATGAGGCTGCATCACCTGAGTTGAGTGGAAGCCCCAAGGCGTCAGGTCTTGATCGGAGACGGCGAAGTGTTGGTTGGCAATGTTGGCGTACCGACGAGTCTGCGTGCTGGGCCCCAGACCGAGCTTTGCGCCCTTCATGCGGTTGACGCGCTGGGCCTCTTGAGCCGGTCCCATCTCGTCGGTCAACGTCCCGGGCGGCAGATGCAGGTCAGGCAGCTCCTTCTCCAAGGCGAGCAGCGGGTCGGTCGCACTGCCGAGGTCCTTGCGGAGGTAGTTGGCGAGCTGCGTCTTTGCCCAGTCAGAGACTGGTCCGTAGCGAGTCGGGTTGCCGCCAGCGCCCATGTCATCGACGCCCGTGTCGGCCATGTTGGCCCAGGTGCCGCTTGGCGGGTCGTAGTTGGTGTAAGGTACCTTCAACTCCTCGCTGCCGAGGTAGCGGCCGACGTCGTATGGGTAGAAGTTTCCGCCCTTGGTCCGCACAGCTTCGTTCATCGGCGCTGCGAGTTCTTCAAAAGACGCACCGCCACGGCTGGCAGACGCCCGAGCGGCCTTGGCCGACGCCACGCCGGCTCTGCCGAGCTCCGGAAGCGCTTCTCCGACGCGTTCTAGGACGTTCCTGACGACCCCACCGACGGCGAAGCACTGCGCAAAGCGCGGGGATCGAACCTTCGACGAATCCAGGGCGTTCCCGGCCGCTTCGACGCTACCGCCTTGGGCGTAGCGCGTGCCGCGAACGGTCGACAGATGTGGTTCGATCGCTTCGTCAGGTAGCCCTTGGCCCTTCAGGAGGCCTCTAAGGTCGTCATCGGTGTAGTAACCAGGCGCGATGTCAACTGGGTGGTGTTGCCCGTTCCAAAGCAGTGGCCCTTTGGTACCATTCGACTTGGTGAGACCAGTGTTGTCCAGATCCATGACCTGGCCCCACTGCCCGTTCTTCACGAAGTCTTGCACGTAGGGCTTGTACTTGTCGACCGGCGCGGCGTTCTGCTTGCCTTTGATCTGCTGGATGTCAGCGCGCGGCGGCTTGTCGTGGCCCAAGTGCGCCTTGACTGTGTCGAGGAGACCCGCGCGACGCAATTGGTCGGGAATGCCAGAGACCGCCTGGTTTTGTCCCACCTCGTAGTACTTCTGCCACGTGTCCTCAGGAAGCTGACCAGATTGCACGAGCTCATCGAGTGCATTCCGAGCGCTCCACTTGTCGATCGTCGGATGCTTGCCCGGCGTGACCTCGATCGTGACATGCGGTGCGTTATTGGCGTCGCGCAGGCTGTAGATCTTCGTGCCGCGGCTCGCAACATCGTTGCAGTATCTACCAGCGCAATGGCCCATCGCATCGCCCTCGGCGTTGAGGCCTGCGGCGAGTTCATCTTGCGGGTGGGATTTGAAGAAGGCCTTGAGTGCGGCGTCCGGATCGAGGTGCAGTTCGCTGGTCGACGACGGGTGCAACTGACCAGTTGGTGTTTCGACAGCGTAGCGGGTCACGTTGGCAGGCTCACCGGGACCAGCAAAGTCTGTGCCAGCGTAGCCACGCGCGTTCATCGGTGTCGAGTTGAGCTTATAGCCCTCAGGCAGCTCGGTCAGCGGCTCGCCCTTGCCCAGTTCCACCCACCGCATGCCGTCGGGGTACGTCTTGTGCTCCCTGGCGATGCCCCGCGCCAAGTCTGGGTACGTCTCCTCGCCAGCCTTGGTGGCCATGAGCTCGTTCCACGCAGCCGTCTTGCGCACGGCGTCGGCCACGGAGAGACGTCCGAGGCGCTCGGGGTCGAGGGTGAGGCCTGCGTCATGCAACCGGCGAGCACGATCGTAATCTCGTTGACCAGCCTGACCAAGTTGGCCCATCTGCCCAAAGATCTCAGGGTTGAGCTGCGCCGTGCCGTGCGCGTCGGTCGCCGCGTCGAGGTAGTCCACGATATGTTGGGTGCCGAAGGGGTCTTCGCCATAGCGTGTGACCTGCGGACTCAGACCCCAGATTTTCGTGTCTTCGGGCGCCTTGGCGAGCCACGGCGGCAGTGCGGCGTCGTGCGCTTCGTTAAAGAGGTCGAGGAGCTGCTTGTGCTCGGGGGAGTGTTCGGCATAGCCCTCCAAGATGTTGCCTTCGCCCTTGGCGTGTCGATAGGCGAAGTTCATGATCGCGTTGCTGTCGATCGGCTTTCCATCAGCGTCGGTGAACCTGAACCCGGACTTCTGCGCGTGGTCACCAAGGTAGGATGCGTACTGCATCTCGTCCGCGTTGAAGCGCTTGCTCAGCAGGTCGCTCTTGTACTCCTCGAGCGTCCACGGCGACAAGATGCGGTCGGCGCGCTCGCCCCATGGCGTCTGCGGCGCTCCGCCCGTCAACTGGTGGTGCAAGAGCGCCTTTTGCTCGGCTTCATCCAACGCCTTTGGAAAGTTAGACTGCAGTTGTCGATGGGCTTGGCGCAGATTGTGCGTATACGACTGAGCGACATCTTCAGGTGTGTTCAGGTCGCCTTCGGGCAGGTGCAGCCCAGGCAGGTCCTTCTCCACCTGCAAGAGCGGGTCAGCGGCGCTGCCCAGGTCCTTCTTGATGTAGTTTCCGTAGTTCGTGTTGAGCCAGTTGTTGATCGCTTTTACTCGAGCTCCAGGGTCAGGCGCACCTGGGTCTCGGAAAGCCGCTTGACCATAATCGTGCTCAGGCACCCACAGGTGAAAGTCTTGTAGGTAGTCCTTGAGCGGGCCGTCGTTGAAGTTGCCGCCGCGCTGTCGCACGACGTTCATGGGGTCGAGCGTCGCCTGCAGCGCGCTCAAGGGACCGCGCCCCTCGGTCACGCCGCGTTGAATTGCTTCGGCAGCGACACGCCCGACTTTCCCAGCGCCGTACTTGGCGAGCGCACCGACCTGGCCAGGCGTGACGGGCGCAAAGCCGGCTAGCTCCTCGAATGGGGACGCCTTCCCAAACTGGCCCGACAGATTGGTTGCGTCGGGGAGCCAGCGACCGACGTCCTCGCTGCGCGGGAAGAGCGTGTGCTGGTACTTCTGCAGGTCGACCGCGTCGCCGACCGCGTCGCCGTTCCACCACGCCTTAGCTGCAGCGGGCAGCACGTACGCACCGAGGTGCTCCATGTCGCCGGGCCAGCCGAGCGCAACCTTGGCCGCACCGCGTAGGCCACCGGTCACTGTATCGGCGAGGCCTCCGAGTGCGTCGAGGAAGCTCGGGGCGTTGGCTTGGGCGCGTTGCCGACTGCCTTGGTCTGCCATGTCAGCCTCCTGGTCCTAGCGAGTCGTAGCTGCGCTCGCACTCGAGGCCGCGGCGGACGGACTCGTTGAGCTCTGCGTCAGCGTCGCGCCCCAACTGCTGATGTTGTCGACGGCTTGCTTGAAGTACTTGTCCGAGATTCCCGAGGTCTGCCTTGCACTGGACGAGAGGGGCGGAATCAGTGCTGGCCGGACGGTTGCGGGCGGCAACGGCGTCAAGGGCGTCGCGCAGCCGCTGATCAATAGGAGCAGCGCGAGCGGCCTGAGCCAGCTCCAACGTGTGGGCGCGCGCCGTGACTCGAGCTGATTCATCAAAATTCTCCTTCTGCGCCTTGAGGCGCGCTGCGGTGATTGACTGTTGAGTCTGCTCAGCCTTGAGGGCCGCGTCGGTGTACTTAGCGACTTGCTCGGCAACCCCAGCGGCATGTGCGACGCGTTCGATCGCGTGGACCTGCCCTTGGTGCCACCAGGCGAAGCCCATGGCCGCGGCAAGCAGCAGTCCGTACTTGAGCCACCAGACCATCAGAGCCTCCCGGCTTCGCTCAGGGCCAGCACGATGACCGGAATCGCCACCGTGGCGATCGTCTTGCCGACGCAGATCTCGATGGACTGGCCTGCCTTGAAGTAGTCGGCCGCCTTTTTGGTCGAGGCGACGACCAAGACCGCACCAACGGCCTCGACCGGCGTGAGAGTCAAGGCGAGCAGCAAGAAGCCGAGTGCGGCGCCGTAGATCACGTGGTTGGCCCAGTCTTGAGGGACTTGGGGCACCTTGTCAAGCGGGTTGGTCCACATGTGGCCTCCTAGACGACGGTGAGGGAGATGCCGTTCTCGATGTCGACGTCGCTCACCAGCGTGGCGGCCGCGGCGCCGTTCTCCTGCGTCACAATGGCGCGGATCAGCTTGGCCATGACGTCCTTGTTGGTCACGTCGATGGGCTCATCGGGCCCGACGTCCAACACACCGCAAACGTAGGCGACGTAGGCGCTCGTGTCGTTCAGGTCTTCGGGTGGCGCCCAGCGGTGGATGATCTGGTTGACCGTGTTCAACCCGTACTTCCTGAGGTACGTGTACATGATCGACGCGATGGCACGCGTGCCGTACGCCATGCTCGTGAACTGGCAGAAGGCCGAGTCGGTCTGCTCGAGCGCAAGGCCCTTCCAGGCTTGGCCGAGTCGGATGTTGCCCGGGTTGTTGTTCCGGACGCCACGTGGGACACTCATTGACGCTCTCCTTGACGCTGCTGCGTGGTTGGGGCCCAAGCGGGCCGGGACCGAACTTGCCACTTTGCCCATCCAGACCCGACGGCGTAGGCCGACAAGCCGGCGTAGAGCAGGAGCTCGTTGATGGACTCAAGGTCGACGTGATGCATCTCGATGGCCGAAGCGCGTAAGAGCGACCAGCAGCCGACAATCGCGAGCCCGATGCGTTCGAGCAGCGTGTCGTTGTAGGCCGGGTGGAAAATCCCAAGCGCGCAGATGAGGCCAACCAGCGACAGCGACGCAACCGAGATGAACTGAATGAGCATGATCAAAGTCCTAGACGTCGAAGGACCCGGTCCACGAGGTCCTTGGGTTGGAGTGATTCAACGGCTTCAAACACTTTGGCCGTGACGGCCATGCTGAAGAGTCCGGTCAGGAACCCAGCGAGCTCTCGGTCGGCGCCGGCATGACTCGCAACGTACGGCGCGCCGTAGTAGGCCGCAAGCGCACCTGCCACGAAGAGCACGACGCGCCGCGGCCACGTGTCCCGCAAGAGGAACACGGCCACGAGCGAGCCGAGCCAATCAGAGAGGTGCTTGAAGTAACCAGAAGGGTCTTCCACAACGAGGTCCAATCATAGATTTTTGTTAGGCGATCACTTTTAGACTGGACCTTGAGGTCTCTGTATTGGTTAGGCGGCTGGGGTGGGGGTCATCAGCCAGCCGCGAACAGCGTCCAAGCCGCCACCGCTGTTGCCTTATAGGCATACAACCCTGGACCGGTGGCGTTGGTGTTGTAGAGGATGTCGCCGGCCGCCGGCACCAGCCGCGCAGGAGGCGCAGCGCCACTTGCGCCGAGGTCAACTTGGCAGAAGATGCCGCTGATACTCACGCTGGTCGTGCCGCCGAAGCTGCACAGGAAGCCGGCTTGGTGCTGAATCGGTCCGCACCGAATCTTCCACGCACCTGAGCCGCCAGCGACAAAATGGTACGTCGAGTTATTGCCAAGGTTGTAGAGGTTGCTGGCGTATATGTTGAACGCCTGCGCGGTGGCGTTGTCGTTCACTGCGGTATTGCAGTGCACATCATTCAACAGCACGCTCATCGTCGTGCCCTGATTGGACTTGGCAATCAACACTTGGTTGCAGTTTCCGCTGATGCTGTTGAAGTGGGCGTTCTGGATGGTGCCGCTGGCGGAAGTTGCGACAAGATTCCCTGAGTTGCCAGGTCCGAGAACCTTTATGTTGCTGAAGAAAACATGCCCCACCGTGGTTGTGCCAGCAACCCGCAAAAAGTCTCCCGCAGGGCCCAAAGTAACGTGCGAGTTTGAGCAGTGGAAGTTGTTTACCGTTAACGTTCCTGATCCGCAGAAGATTGCGATATTGGTCGGCGAACCTTGGTTTTGATACTTGTCTAGGATGATCGTGTCAATGGTCTGGGTGGCGTATCCAAGGTTTAGGAAATAGTTCTGGCCACTGGTGTTGTCGCGAGCCGAGTTGATTTCCAGCTTGTTGATGCGTGACAGCGCTTGGCAGTTGATCTGCGGATCGGTCGCGTTGAACGGCGTGTTGTTGGCGTTGCTGATGATGAGTTGATCCATGTACCCGGCCGTGCCGTTACCTGGGTCTCCCACCGTGATGCAGCCGCGTCCGACCACTTCTCCAATCGTGGCAGAGCCAAGCGAATATCCGTCCGCAACAGCGAACTTGATGCCGCTGTTGGTGTTCTGCGATTGGTAGTTCACCCGGTCAATGCGCAGCACACCCATATGCGCGGAGCCTGATGGACTTGCCGTGCCGCCGAAGGCGCCGGAGTTGGGAGAGAAGCCCCAGGCAATCGTGTCGTCGTAGCACCCAGAGTTGTCCACCGTTCCAATAAGCACGTTGTTTGATGCTGCGGAAAACTGAAGGCCGCCGCGCGAATTGAAAGTGCTGGTTCGTGAGCAGCGATACACTGGGTATTTGCAGTTCCCCATGTTGTAGTTTGTGACACCGCCATCGCGCGAGTTCACGACATTTCGGAACCAGAATTCAGAATTTCCGACGTTCACAAACAATCCAACTTGCCCCCAGATTGCGTCTGAGGTGTGGTTGTCGGCGTCGTAGTTCATGCGCCAGACATCGACGAAGATTTGCGTATCCCCCGCGACGTAGCCGACAGTACTGGACGACTCCGCAACGCCTGGGTTGACGTAGGTCCAAGAAACGCCATCCAGCGAGCCGGAGATTTCTTGCGGTCCGTTGAACGTGTTAGCGCCTGTCGCCCCGGTGATGTAGATATGGTCCCCAACCAAGCGGCGATGCCCGGCCTCGGTCACGGTTACGGTGCCGTAGTAACCGACCACCGTCGTACCCGTGCTGGATGTCGTCAACGCAGGGCCGTTGGGGTATGCGCTGACCTGGAACGTGTTTGTCGTGCACGAGCCCGGGGTGACGTAGTACACCGTACCCGCAGTCAAGCCCGTTGGCATTGCCGCTGCACTGAACGTGACAGGATCGTTCGCGCCGCGCCCGTGCGCTGTCCAAGTGCAAACGCCAGGCGCCGCGCTGGTCCATGTCACGCTGGCTGTCGTGGTCGTGCGGGTGATATTGGCTGCAGGAATAGCGTTGTATCTGCCAACCCAAATGCGCGATGTCGCCGGGTTGGTGATTGCGGCAGAGCTGCCAACAACGATCTTCCAGCCATAGGTGTCCCCCGATCCGGTCAGTGCAGTGATCGTCTGCAGCCCGTTGACACTGGTGTTCCCGGTGGTGTTCTCGATGTAGACCTGCTCACCCACGCTGCGGTTATGGCCTGGCTCGATGAAAGTCACCGTTGTCCCGGCAATACTCACGCGCGTCGTCGGGTTGAAAATCTGCTGCGCGTAGTAGTTGCGCACCATGTTGCAACTGACCCCGCTGGCTAGCTTTAGCTCAACGCCTGGCGCGGTGATCAGTCGCGTGTAGCTGCGCAGGTCAATCGTTTTGCCGATGGTGTAGACGCCAGGGGTAACGACCAGGCATTGACCGTTGGCAGACAGAGATGCGGCAATCAGTGCGCTGTTCGCATCAGCATCCGCCGTACTGGTGGACAACACCACAGGCGACACCGCTGCTGCTTCTGCCGTCGTCAGAATTGGATTCCAACTGACTCCGTCACTGAAATAGCTCTTGAGCGTAGTCGTGCCGTCATCGACGTAGACTTCAGCGCCGGTGTAGACGACCGCGCTCATCAGCGCGAACTGCGCCGACGACCTGACGCCGAGGTGGCCCCAAGCAGTGTTTTGTGGGAAGGTCATGATGTTCCTCGGTTGAAGCCCATGTCTGCGGCTTGGCAAAGCTTGGCGAGTTCGAGCAGAGCCACAATTTCACTGAGGTCCATGGCGCTAGCCATGGTCTTGACGCGATAGTTGCGCTCGCCGTTGATTGTGCGTTCATCGACGAAGACCAACGCGCAGTTGGTCCAAGAGCCGAGCTCTTCACTGGCAAGCGCTCGCTCGAGCGTGGATCGCACGGTCTCGTAGCGGCAGTCCTCGACTGCGTCCGTCAACTTGAGTACCGGTGAGTGCGATCTAGGGGACACGACGGCCACCAGCACAGATTATCACCAAGACGCCAAAGATGAAAAGAGTCACGCTGCACCTCCTTGCTCGGCGCTCGGCGCGTCGGCGTAGTAGCACACCATCGACCAGACCTCGCTGGCTTTCAGCGCTTCGGCCTTGGTACGGACCAACTTGACGCTGGTACGGGTGGTGGGCGGTACGTCGTCCGGGAAGACGGTCAGGTTGACCATGTCGTGCCCCCAGACCCGCGTGATAATTGCGGGGTGCTCGGTGGCGCCGTTTGAGTGGATACCATTCACGATGACCAGTTGGCCAAGGGTTGGGAGCCTGGTTGGGAGCGGGAGCATGGCGGCGTCCTTCAATCGTATGGGTTGCGATGCGGTTTGTCGTAGACCTGCGGCTCGAGGTCTTCGTCCTCGTCAGCCTGCTCGAGGTCGAGCCAGCCCGCGTCGCGCAGGAAGATCGTGGCCTGCGTGAACGTGTCCACGTAATCGTCGGCGTCGGCGCCCGGCCCGAACTTGGTCAGCTCGTTGACGAAGGGCCGTGCCCACTCGACGTAGCGCCGGAGGTGCAGCTCGACGCCAGCCTGCGGCTCGGACGTCGCCTCGGGCACGTACACGATGCCGAGCTCGTAGAGCGGCAGCGCTTGGTGGCCGCGCGCTGTCTTGTCGGCGCGACCGGGGTTGTAGCTCTTGACCGGGACGCGCGCCGATCGCAGCTCCTGAATGATGCCGATGCCCGAGCCCTTGTCTTCCACGAGGACGTCGTCAGGCTTGCGGCCGCGGCTCGTCGTGTCGCCCTTGTCGACGCCATACCGGTTCGACCAGTCGGTCACGATCCGCTTCCGAGCCTTGGCGTAGTTCAGGTGTGCGCTCCACGCGTCGAGCAGGAGCATGTTGAACTTATCCTTCTCGTTCTTCCACACGCCCCAGACGGTGCACGCCGTCGGGTCGTTCGTCGTCTTGTCGGTGAAGGCTGTGTCGTAGGACTGCAGCACGAAGTGCAGCGCTGGCCACTTCTTGCCCTTCGGCCACAGCTGCAGGAACTTGTCCTTGAACATGCCGCCGCCGCGCGGCGTGGGCCGCTGCTGCAGCTGGCCAGCGACCGCGTACTCGCCAAGCACCTTCTCGAGCCGTCGCACCTCGCGCTCGGGGAACCGTTCGGGGAACAGGAGCTCGCCGTCCTTCTTGCGCGGGTCGACGAAGCCGATGCTTGTCTTGCACCGACGCTTCGGGTCGAAGCGCATTGGCAGCATCAGGTGCGTGTAGCCAAGGTCCTTGGCGATGATGATACCAGACGTGTCCTTCTCGGCGACGCGTTGCATGATGACGACGATCGCAGACGCTTCGTTGTTGACGCGGGTGGGCAGCGACTCGGTGAACGTGCGTTCGGCGGCCAAGAGCTCGGCATCGCTGTTGCCGCCGTCGACCGACAGCGGATCGTCGAGCAGCACGCGATCGCCACGCGACCCGGTCATGCCGCTGAACGACATGGCCTCACGGAACCCGGTGTCGGCGTTTTCGAACTTGAGGTCAGCCTCCTTGACGAGCTCGATCGGCCAGCGCGCTTGGTACCAAGGACTCTGGATCAGGCGCCGGCACTTGATGTTGTCGCGGATGGCGAGGGCTTGCTTGTGCGCCGTGCCGAGGTACCGCGTGCTTCGGAACCCGGGCCGCGTCCACTCCCACGCCGGCCAGAGCACGCCGGTCAGCAGGCTCTTCATGCAGCCGGGCGGCACGTTCATCAGCAGCCGAGTGATGTGGCCGTCGGTCACGGCGGTCAGGTGTTGGCAGATGGCGTCGAGCGCCCAGCCCCAGCGCAGGTCGGTCTGCGGCTCGAGGATCGGCCACGCCGCCTGGACGAAGTCGACGAGTGACTCGCTCAGCAGCGAGGCCTCGACGGCGACGGCCAGCGATCGGAGGTCGAAGCCTCCCGCTGCGACGTCGCCGTGCTGCTTCACGCCTCGCCTCCGAGCAGCATCATCAGCGCTGCGGCCTGCAGGTCAACGATGGCCAACTCATGTCGCGCTTCGCTGCCGAGTCCGATGACCGTCAGCCTGTTGTCGTCTTGACGCAGCACGAGGACGCCGCGGTAGGCCGTAGCCTCGCCGCGCTCGAGCTTGTCGGCGTGGAGCCGCAGCGTCGCAGGGATGTCGTCGAGGACCGGCTTGGTCCGGCCGGCGTTGACGAGCTCAAGCACGTTCGGCATCACTTCACCACTTTCTTGGTTGGCACCATCGTCTTGCGTGGCGCGACGGCTTCGCCCCGAGCGTTGACCGCTCCGGTCTTGGCGAGCGCTGCAGCGACCCGAGCGTTCTGCGTGGCCTTCTTCGCGGCGTCGCTCGGCGGCAGCGGTGCATCTGGGCCACGGGTTGTGTATCTGGCAGCGATCGCGCCGGCCACGGCCTTGTCGATGACGGGCATGGCGCCTGTGACCTGCGGAGCGCCGACTCCAAGGTTGATGCCGAGCTTCGTCAGCGTCGACAGAAGCGCCTCGCGCTCGGCCCGTGGCAGCGCCAGCAGCTTGGCGACATCGACCTGCGTGGGCTGGTTCGGCAGCTCGACGGCGATCGGCATCTTCCGATGCATGTACGGGGCCGCGGCCTTCGCCGCGTCGAGCCGAGTGAAGAGTGGCGCGCCCTCCTTGTCGAGCATCACCGAGATGAGGAACTGGAGCGGCGTGCAGCCCGCTGCGTTGGCGAGCTCTGCGCGTTCCTCTGCGGTCAGCAAGTCCCTGTACGAGATCGTACCCTTTGGTCGGCCATTCGGATTGCCGCTCTTGCCTGGGGCAAAGGATGTGTCGTTGGTCCGATACGCCACGCTCGTGGTTCCATTGTTGGAGTGAGTGGAGGGCCTGGGTCGACGCACGTTGTCCAACGCGCCAAAGCTTCACCATGTGAAACGATGGACAGTATAGCAGGGGTATACACGGAAAAGCGTCGAGGGGCGCGCCACTACGAAAATATTTTTCCCCCCCTGTACACCACTAGAGAGTTGTGGCCCACTTTTTTGCCCGCTTATTGGGCGGTGAAATGAGTGAGCGGAGCGCGCACAATTACAACTAACTATTAGAGCTACTACCGCTCGAACTTCTTCTTTCTATCTCCTTTGATTGAACTTTCTTTAAAGGATAGTAGAATCATAGAAGTAGAATAAAAGGTTTTCGCGCTCGAATTTCGCCCTATAATTAGGCGTCGTATTATCTGGAGAATCTAATGGCGAATATCTTGGCTCATCTCGCTGAGCTCACGTCCCAAGTCCCGGGCGTCGCGTCCCGCGCTCGACTCAAACCCGACGTCCTCGCGCTGCTCGAAGCGCTCAAGCTACCAGCCGATCACGCTGACTGGCTCATCGGCCCGGGACCGAGGTTCCACGTCCCGAACGGCGACGCGTTCCGCCTTCGCGCCGAGCGCATGGCGCAGAGCCAAGCGCTGGTCTCTCCGCAGCGCGCGATCACGCGGACCAAGTTCCTTTGGATCAGCTGGCCCGAGTACCACGAAGACGGCGGCCTCAGCACGTTGTCCCTCGCTGCCGAGGAGTGCGGCGTGAAGGAGGCGTCCTTCCGTGTCCGCCACAGCCTGGCCAAGCAGCGGCTCCGCCTCGAGTGCATCAGCCCCTGGACTGGGCAGCGCGAGCCAGTCGAGATCGAGCCGCTCGAGCAGCAGCCCACCCTCAAGCACGCCGCCATGGCCGAGGCCATCGCCCGCATCGAACGCGTCCGCGCCCTGCGCGCCAAGCCGAAGTCGACGAAGCGGCGTGGAGCGTACTAGCTCACTAGTACACGTACTAGAAAATAATGTTGTACAACCTACTGGCCACACACTATGATCTAACCATCGACTCGGCAATCTCGCCAGTCGCAACCCGCGCTGAGGAGCACCACATGACCGCCTTCGACCAGATCAAGACCTTCGCCCGTCGCGACAGCGCGACCGCCCTGCTCAAGAAGCTGGGCGTCCTGCGCGCCGACTACGACCAGTTCATCGAGGCCGCCGACGGCCAGTTCATCGTCAAGCAGGCCGCCGCCGTTGCCTTCGTCGCCGCCAAGACCGCCCCCAAGGGCCGCGTCGTCAACGGCGCTGCCGACCCGCACGCCCAAGACGCCGATGAGCTCGACGAGTCCGCCAGCCTCGCCGCGGCCAAGACCGCCAAGAAGACCGCCAAGGCCAAGGCGCCGACGACTGCGAAGCGCACCGTGACGTCCGCCGCCCTCGAACTGATCCGCGCCGGTAAGACCAACGTCGAGACCTTCGCCACCCTGCAGACTGAGTTCAGCCTCGGCGACGACAAGAAGACCTACCCCGCTTGGTACCGCCGCCACCTGCTCGTCAAGTTCGGTGAAGACTACTCCGCCACTGCGGGCGCCGTTGTCCGCGCTGCGAAGCCTGTGGTCAAGGTCAGCGCCAAGGCCCCGACCGCGCTCGAGGTCGCCACGACTGCCGTCAAGAAGGCGGCCGAGACGTCCAACGCCATCGTCCAAAAGATGATCGCCGACCGTGACGCGAAGAAGGCGGCCAAGGCCGCGAAGAAGAGCGCGTAAGATCTAACCCGCCGCTTCGAGCGCGGCGGACAGCGCGTAACGGATCAACATCGCACCCACGTTAGGCGTGGCGTAGGCGTTGACCGGCCCTGACAGACCCAGACGGGTACGCGCTGTCCACCGCGCTTAACGCGCACTGCTGAGGAGCACGTTCCATGGTACTGTCTCAATTCAAGCTGGGCGACCGCCTGATGCTCACCTTCCGTCGCATCGAGGGCTCGCGCGACGCCCCACGCGTCATCGAAGACCGCCGCGTGGCCGAGGTCCGCCTCCTCAACTGGAGGGACAACGGCCTCGTCACCTTCGGCCCGCGCGCCCTGGCCGATGGCGAGGCGCCGTTGCTCGACGCTGGCCAAGGCGCCTTCGACCCGCAGGCCTACGACTACGTCGGCGTGCGCCTCGACGTCAAGACTCGCCCCTACGGGATGGTACGCGTCACCAACCTCAGCCGCGCCGAGCGTCGCGTCAACGCGTACGAAACCGCGATCGAGGCCGGCGCCACACCGGGCGTCGCCGCCCAACTTGCGCTGAGCATGCAATGAACCACCACCAAAAGATCAAAGCGGCGGCCAAGGCCCTCGCGCCGTCGTGGGCCGCCGCTGGTCGAAGGGCCGCAATCAAGTCCTTCCTCAACGGCCTACTGCGGGTCGCGCCGACCCTCGTGACGGCAGTCCTTGTGACGGCAGTCCTCGTGACGGCAGTCCTCTTCTGCCTCGCGATGTCGGGCGTCATTCACCCGTACTAGCACTTGTCCCTGTGCATAGCGACCGTCTGTGCACTACAATGTCCCTACCGTAACTGCTGAGGAGCAAACCATGATCGACCCCCGGATCCTTGAGAAGATCACCAAGTGCTTGTCGCTCGCCGCTGACGATCGCGGCGACCCCAACACTGCGGCCATCGCTCTGCGCCAAGCCCAGAGCCTCATGGCCGCCCACGGCGTCAGCGAGTCGCACATCGACGCGTCAGGCTGCGGCCGCCAACAGTTCAAATCGGCCTTCAGCCTCGCGAAGCCCAAGGACTTCGAAAACGCACTCGTGTGGGCCGTCGCCAACGCCTTCGGGTGCGACGTGCTGTGGATCGCCTCGAACTCCGAGCGCTTCAAGGCGTACGGCCAGTGGGGTCAGTTCGTCTTCATCGGGCCGAAGGGCCACGTGGACGTCGCCCAGCACACGGCGATCGTCCTCCAACGCCAGCTGGTCAAGGCCCGTGCCGAGTTCGTGCGCGGCGCCTACCACCTGCCTGCTGGCCAGAAGACCAAGGCAGCCGACGGCTTCTGCCACGGCTGGATTGCGAGCGTCGCTAAGACCGTGGATAAGTTCGGCGACCCGGATGGCCGCTGGGTCAAGGCGCGCGAAGCGTACAAGCAAACGATGATGAAGGTCGGCCCGAACGTCAAGAGCCAAGAGCGTCAGGGCACGGCCGACGGCTGGTACGTAGGCAAGGACGCCGGCGCCGGCGTTACACTGCGCAGGCCCGTCGGCGCCGCCGAAGAGCAGCTGAAGCTGGGAGCCTGATCATGGCCAACATGTCCTACTGCCGCTGGCAGAACACGCTCGTCGACCTGCGCGAATGCGCTGCCGACCTCGATGACAAGGTCGCCAACCTCGGCTTGCACGCCACGCGCTGCCCCGACGAGGACGGCCACGCGCCGCTCTCGGCCGACGAGGCGAAGGCACGCGAGCAGCTGTTCTTCGTCGTGGCCGAGATGCTCGACCAGCTCGGCGTCGAGGTCGATCTCGACCACGTGGTCGCTCGACTCAGGAGCCTACGATGACGTCCCCGGCCAAGCAAGTGCGGCCGTTCACGGCGCGTGAAGCGGCCATTTTCAGTCTCGCGACGTCGAGTCTCAATGCGGCCGTGCGGATGCTCGAGCGCATCGACCCGTCGGCAAACATCACCGCGACTGCGGCCATGGTCAAGATCGTGGACGCACGCACCCAAGCCTCGCAGGCCGCGCTTGCTCTGTCTGAACTTTACGGGGCCATGGCTTCCAGACTCGACTGGGACCGACTGAAATGAACGCGATCCACCTCGAGTCGGCGCTCAGGATCCTCCTTGAGCACCGCAACTGCCGCACGACGTGCGAGCGCACGCGTCGAGCGATCAGGCAGACCATTGCGCGCCTTCGACAACTCAGGAGCCTCCCATGTCTGATGAACTCATTCAGTGGCTGAGCATCGCCGTCATCACGGCGTTGGTCATCGTCTACGTCTGCTTGGTCGAGGCCTATGAGGAAGAGCGCACGCGCGTGCTCGAGGAGACGCTCCGTGCCGACGCTGACCGGCGGTGGGCCTGCAGCGTCCTCGACGAGGCAACGCACGAGTCGGCACGTTACGATCGCTAACCCGGCGTCAGATGCACAGCCATGAAAAGAACCATCGTCGTTTCGTGTTATACTTCGCGCGTCGACCGGTCGCCGCCGACCTTTGGGCCGCGCTTGATCTCGCGCTCCGAACCAGTCCAAAGCCTCCTCAGCCTTGGGCGGCCGGCCGACGCCCTTTTGCCCACGACAGTGGGTGGTGCGTTGGCAGACGCCTCTCATGGCAGCCGCTAGGCGCTCGGCGCCGGCCGACTCCGGCGAGACCAACAACACCCGTGAGCTGGCGATCGCCAAGCTTGAGTCGTCGGGCCTAAGTGCTTCGGACGCCGAGGCCCTGGGCATCGAGTGGTTGGCGCCTGGCCGCACCTCGTCGCTCGGCGGGTGGGCCAAGCCGCTGCCCGCGCTGCTGCTGCCCTACTTCGACGTGGCGGGCAAGCCGCTGTCGCCGTGGCCCAAGCACCCGCCCTTCTACCGTCTGCGCTACCTCGCGCAGGAGGTCGACTCGTCGGGCTTCAGCGCGCAGGCCGCCAAGCAGAAGAAGCCGGTGCGCTACGTCCAGCCACCCAATACCAGCGTGGCCGCGTACCTCGCGCGCTGCGCCGAGGTCGACTGGCTCGGTGTGCTTTCCGACCCCGACCAGCCGCTGGTCATCACCGAGGGCGAGCTGAAGGCCGCGTGCGCTTGTCTGCGTGGCGTGCCAACCATCGGGCTCGGCGGCGTCCAGTCTTGGCGGGCCATCGGGAAGGGCGTCGAGTTCCTGCCCGAGCTCGAGGCGATTGACTGGGTCGGCCGCCACACCTACGTGTGCTTCGATAGCGACTACAAGTCCAACGACGGCGTGCTGCTAGCGCTCCACGAATTGTCTGAGGAGCTGGTCCGTCGCGGCGCCTATGCCTACGTGGTCAACATCCCGCAGGTCGGCGACGACAAGGTCGGCCTCGATGACTACGTGGTAGCCGAGGGCATCGAAGCCTTTGCCGAGCTACTGAAGGCCGCCGAGCCGCTGGGCCTGACCAAGCCGCTCTTCGACTTCAACCACCGCTATCGCTACGTGCGCAACCCCGGCCTGCTGCTCGACGTCAAGACCGGCGACCGATACACGCCGACAGCCTTCAGAGACCACCTCGAGTCGACCAAGATCTACCAAGAGCGTGCGCTTCGCGGCGATGGTTCAGTCAGCAGGCGGCCCGTCGCCGCTGCCGCTGCGTGGCTCAGCTGGCCGCTGCGCGCCGAGGTCTCACGCCTGACATACAAGCCAGGCCACATCGGCGCTGTCGAGAACGATCGCGGCGACATCGAGTGGTCGCTTTGGCCAGGCTGGGGCGCGCCGCCCGCTGCGCGTGCGACCGACCGCGACGTGAAGCCCTTCCTCCAGCTCGTCGACCACCTCTTCTCCACAGCCTCGCCTGAGGCCAAGCGCTGGTTCCTACGTTGGTGCGCCTTCCCGCTCGTGTATCCGGGCACCAAGATGTTCAGCAACGTGCTGATCTGGGGCCGCAAGCACGGCACGGGGAAGTCACTGATCTTCTACACGCTCGGGCGCATCTACGGCGAGAACTTCGTCGCGGTCAAGAAGAAGGACCTACACGGAGACTTCAACAAGTGGGCTGAGTTCAAGCAGCTCGCGCTTGGCGAGGAGATCACCGGCAGCGACAAGCGCGAAGACGCCGACATGATCAAAGCGATGACGACCCAGCTCAAGGTCCACATCAACGTGAAGTACATGCCAGAGTACGAGGTCGACGACGTGCTCAACTGGGGGTTCACGGCCAACCACCCCGACACCTTCATGCTCGAAGACGACGATCGACGCAGCTTCATCCATGAGGTCGAGGTCGGCCCACTGCCGGAAGTCTTCTATGTGGAGTACGACCTTTGGCTCTCGAGCGGCGGCCCAGCCCTTCTGCACCGATGGCTGCTCGACCTCGACCTGGGCGACTTCAACCCAGCTGCGCCCGCCTTCCGCACCAGCTCGAAAGAGCGGATGATCGCCGACACGCGCAGTGACCTCGCCAACTGGTGCCGCGAGCTGCTCGACGCACCAGACTCCGTCTTGCGGGTCGGTGAGCAGCCGATCGACAAGGATCTGTTCACAGCCAAGGAGCTACTGCGCCTCTACGACCCTGAGCTGCGCACGCGCACGACTGCGTCAGGTCTTGGTCGCGAGCTGAAGCGGGCTGGCTGTCGGCAGATCCTCGACGGGATGCCTGCGCGCCTCGCCGACGGCGGGCTCGATCGTCTCTACGCCGTGCGGAACCCCGATAAGTGGGCTAAGGCCCATGGCACCACCGTCACCAGTCACCTGACTGCGTGGCTCAAGCGGCAGCGTGGCGACACGGGCCCCAAGCGTTACTAGCCGCCGTGTAGACTGTCGATACTTGAAGGAGAGCCCCGTGGCCGTACCAAATGAAGAGCAATTCCAGTCCTACCTCAACGATCTGCGGCGCCGTGGGATTGACCACAAAGAGTTGGATCTGCGGGCCGAGTACGAGTTAGCCAAATGGCATGAAGAGAAAAAGCTACGGGCGATGCAGCAGGCTCAAAACACATACGGCCAACAATCGGCGCAGAGCCAGATGTCAGGGATGGCCCAGCTCGGGCTGGTCGAGAAAGGCGTCGTCAACGTCGGCCAAGGCACGGTACAGTCTATTCAGGCGCAGCTGCTCAAGCTGATCACGCCGATCGTTTGATCAACCAACTGGAGAATGAAGATGGGAATCTTTGGCAACACGTATGCTCAACTGGTGAAGCTGGGCAAGGACGCGGTCCGCGAGACCATGGCGCCGATGCGCGCCAAGGAGATGAAGCTGAAGGCGCAGACCCGCCTGGCCGAGCTCGAGTCGAAGATCGCCGAGGGCGAGCAGCGCGTGGTCGAGCTCTGCTCGGTCTACCCGATCGACTACGACAAGGTGGTCGACGCGATGGACGCGACCGGCCTGCTGAAGCGTCGCAAGGAGCAGTTCGAGTTGATCGTGGCCGAGCTCTTCCCCGCCGAATCGGCGACGGCCTGACCATGATCGACATCGCCAAGCCCTTCCCTGCGTGCGAGCGCGTCACTGGCGTGGTTGGTGACTACACCTACGTGGCGCGATCGACCGGCGCGTGGCAGCTGTTTCCGCGCGGGCGCATCGGCGACGCCGTGGCCGGGGGGCTTGAGTCGACGATCGAAGCCGCGCAGGCCGCAGCGCGTAAGCGCGCGATCAAGCAAGCCATCGAGGATGCCAAGTGATCCCGCTCTTCCGTCCCGACGAACAGCTGTCAGCGCTCGGCTTCGACGCCGATGCTGACCCGACTGCGCACGAGGTCAACGAGGTGTGGCGCGCGCTGCGCTCGACGGCGCACCCCGACAAGGGCGGCGATGCCTTCAAGTTCGCTGAGCTGAAGGCGGCCTTCGACCTCTCAATGGCTTGGGCGACGCGGGTGCGCCCGTGCAAGCGCTGCCATGGGTTTGGCCGCGTCGAGCTCGGCCAGCGAGGCTTCCACGCGCTGCTGGGTCCGTGCGGCGAGTGCGGCGGGTCGGGGCGTCGGTGAAAGTTCTTTACTGCGCGCGGTGTAAGTGGGTCTGGGACCAAGACTCCACGAAGGCCGTGACAGCCAACGAGTGCCCTGATTGTCGCCATAGGCCGATCGCTTTTGTTGTTGATGAAGATCCACATACACTGCGCATCTGGCTGCGGCTCAACGGTTTGAGGGTGCCAGACTTTCTCATAGCTTCTACCTAAAAGCTTGTGCTATAATGCATTCACGGTCGAGCTTGACCGGGTCTGCTGAGGAGCAAAGTCATGGGTGCAATCGCTACTGTTCGCAAGTCGGGTATGGCCGAGATGGCCGCGATCGAGGGTCTGCCGATCTGGTGGGAAACGAAGGACCTGAAGGCGCAGCGCCTGACGGCCAAGGACGCGGTCGACCTCGAGAAGGTCCGCATCGCCGCTGGAATGGACTTCGACATCGGCCGCAGCCGTGTCCGCTACGGCGAGGGCGCCAGCCAGATCTGCTGGGAAGACCACCACGTCCTGTTCCGCAAGGATACCAAGGCGCCGCTTGGCATCGTGTCGCCCGCCTACCAGATCGCGCAGCCGCGACAGATCCTGTCGATGTTCGCCGACCTCGTCGGCGTCGCCGGCGCGCGCATCGAAACTGCGGGCACGCTGTACGGCGGTCGTCAGTTCTGGGCGATGGCCGCGATCGACGGCGCGGAGTTCGAGGTTGGCAAGGGCGATCTCGTCCGGGCGTACCTGCTGGCCGTGACCTCGGCCGACGGTTCGCTCAAGACCACACTGACCGAGACCATGACGGCCGTCGTCTGCGAGAACACGATGCAGGCCGCGCTCGGCGAGAAGGGAGCGCGCATCGTCGTCGGCCACCGCAGCGAACTGACCGAGGACCGCATCAAGGCCATGAAGACGCGCCTCGCCGAGTCCGGCAAGCACTTCAAGGTGTACGCGGAAGCGGCCAAGGCGCTCGTCAAGGCGCGCGTCTCGTCTGTCGACGCGGCCTCGTTCGTCGAGACGCTCCTGCGCGACCAGAAGCTGGCCTTCGCCGAAGACATCGGCAAGAGCAAGGCGTTCCAGTCGATCATGGCGCTCTTCGACGGCAAGCAGCTCGGCGGCGATCTGAAGGCACGGCAGGGCAACCTGTGGGGCCTCGTCAACGCCGTGACCGAGCACGTCGACCACCACGTCAAGGCCAAGGACCAGTCGACCGCACTGTCGAACATGTGGTTCGGCAAGGGCGACCAGCTGAAGAGTGCGGCGTTTGCCAAGGCGTTGGAGCTGGTCTGACCGGCCCACCCCGGCCTTCGGGCCGGGTACGATAGCGAGGTCGAACAGCCTTGAACAAGCTTAGTAGGCCTTGGCTAGCGGCGTTCACCGTGAACGGCCGGACTCATAACCCGGCCTGCCTCGTTTCTCAACCTGCTGAGGAGCATTCATGAAATTCACACATATCCACCGGCCGACCGGCCGACCCTGCACGATCGTCAGTCGCCACAACAACGGCGTGGTGGTCGTCAACCTGGGACCTGAGGTCTCCAACCCGTTCCCTCGTACGCACCTGGCTGACTTGGATCCGATCGACGATGTTGGTGGTGGTAAGTGGTTGTTCAACATGTATGTCTCGATCGGGCTGTGCACCACCGCAGTCTACGAGTGGGAGAAGCTGTCGCCAGCGCTGCAAGGCCGCTGGGGTCGCTTGGCCGAGCAGGTCAAGATCCAACACGACGCCAAGGGCAACATGGCCATGTATCACCTGCTGCGTGACCAGGAGCTGAAATGACCAAGCCCGAAGCCCAAGCCTTCCGCCGCTACGGCACCGAGTACTACTACGGCGATCGCGACAAGGCGGCCGACGTCGCCAAGCACGGCGCGGCGATGACCGAGCACGGCGCGATCCGCGCGGCGATCGTCCGCGTCTTCCTCGGCGAGTACGCCAAGGCGACGATCGTCGATCGCTGGACCGGAGTCGCGCTGTACCACGTCGTGCGCGCTGCGGGCGGTATCCACGTCAGGTACGGTTCTGGCGTCGAGTTCAAGCAGTCGGTGTCGGCATGAAGACCTCCGAACTCACAGGCGTTACGCTGAACTGGGCAGTGGCCAAAGCTATGAACGACACGCGTGTCATCAATCGTAATAAGGACGTCGGTATCGCAGGTTGGGCCGGTGGCGACTACAACGGCCACAACACTTGGACGGGTTACTCCCCCTCAACCGACTGGGCACAAGGTGGCCCGATCATCGAGCGGGAGCACATAGAACTTTACTGGCATCTCCCTACTTCCAGGTGGGGCGCATGCTCTCGTGACGGTACATCGAGAGGTTACGGTCCCACCCATCTCATCGCAGCCATGCGCTGCTTCGTCGCCAGCAAGCTCGGTGACGAGGTTGACGTACCGAAGGAGTTTGCCACCGCCGCGAAGGCCGGCTAGAATAGCTCTTGTCGGTAGCGCAGCGCGCGGTTTCATCTTTAGCATAAACACCGCGCGCACTTTAATCTCCGACTTCACTGGTGGGCCGCTGGCCGCGATCGGGCGGTGGAAACGGCGGTCTCCTCGGCAGCGCAGCTCGGTACGGCTCGCGGTCGGCGGCCCACCAGTGAGGTGGCGTTAGACACGGTTACTTCTGGTAATCTGTGTGTCCCGGGTTCAAATCCCGGCAGCGGTCGTTGACTCGGCCGTAGTAGCTCAGTCTGGTAGAGCAGCAGTGTTTGTGCCGTGTCGCCTTGATCCCCTCCTGTATTCTGCGATACAATGCACTTAGACGTGGCGTAGTTCGACGCTGCATCGCTGGTTCGACTCCTGTCGCCAGTCCCCAAGCCACTGCGGCAGCGGGGCTCCTGGTGTCCCTTGGTAGGGACGCGCCGGATCATTAATCCCGTCTAAGGAAAGTTTCGCATGAAGCTGAACGCAAAGAAGACCCCGATCGCAGCAGCCGTTGCGACGTCCGCCAAGACCGTCGGCCAGAGCATGCTCGAGCTGCGCCGCACGGTCGCCTGCTGCCTCCTGTGGGAGGACAGCTTCTACGAGTCCGGCGAGAGTCAGGCCGATCGCATCAAGAAATTGGCCGCCCAATGCCCGTATGACTTCGTGGCACAGGTCGCCATCGAGGCGCGTGTGGTCCACGGTCTGCGGCACGTGCCGCTCCTACTTGCCCGCGAGCTCGCTCGGCACCCAGGCCGCCATGCGGCGACCGACTCCAAGCTGAAGGACGTACTGCCGAAGATCATCACGCGCGCCGACCAGCTCGGCGAGTTCGTGCAGCTCTACTGGGCCACCAACTACGGCAAGAAGAGCCTGCCCGCCCAGGTCAAGAAGGGGCTCGCCACGGCCTTCGAGCGCTTCGACGCCTACGCGTTGGCCAAGAATGACCATCAGTCTGCCATCGTCAAGCTGCGCGACGTCGCCTTCTTGGTGCACGCGCGCCAGGCCAAGGGCTCGAGCATGATCGACGCAGGCGACCGGGTAACGGTCAAGGAGCGTACCTACAAGGACGCCGCCGGGGCTACGATCGGCACGGCGCGCCTCGCGCGCCTCCCCGGCTCGACCCTCGACCAACTCTGCGAGGGCAAACTGCCCACGCCCGACACTTGGGAGACGCGCTTGTCCGCGGCGGGCAAGGACCCCGAGGCGCGACGCCGCGCGTGGTTCGACCTGCTCGCGACTTCGATGCTGGGTGGTCTCGCGTGGCTGCGCAACCTACGACTCATGGACAAAGACGGCGTACCGCAGTCGGCCATCTGCGCCTACGGCGAGTCGCTCGCGATGAACGGCAAGCTCAAAGGGATCTTCCCGCACCAGTTTTTGACCGCTGCGCGCGTCTGCCCGTGGGCCGAGCCGACGCTCGAGCGCCTCGTACTGAACGCGCTCGAGGGCGCGACGAAGCTGCGCGGGCGCACGGTCGTGCTGGTCGACGTCTCGGGCAGCATGGACGCGCCGCTTTCCAAGAATGGACTCCGCGGCGACGATGGTCCGACGCGCCTCGACACAGCGCTGGGGTTGGCAGTCGCTGCCCGCGAGGTCTGCGAGGAGGTGGCCATCTTCACGTTCAGCGAAGTGCTGATCGGGGTCGCCGACCACAAGAGCCCGCTGCGAGGCTTCGCGCTCGCTCGCGCTGTCGCTGGCAGCCAGTCGCACGGCGGCACTTACCTGCGCGCCGCGCTCGAGCGTCTGCGCGAGCTGTCGAAGATCGACTGGGACCGGACACTCATCATCACCGACGAGCAAAGCACCGACGGCCCGCCCGGGCCTGCGTTGGGCCGCGGCTACGTCATGAACATCGCCGGCTATGATAAGACGATCGCCGCGGGGCCGACGTGGACCAGCATCAGCGGTTGGTCGTCGGGCGTCCTGCAGTACATCAACTTGGCCGAAGCGGTTTAAACAACCGGCGCTTCGGCGCCGTGTACAATAGAACCTTCCGTAACCGCTGAGGAGCAATCATGGCGACAGCCAAGTCCAAGACACCAGACCTGAAGAAGTTGACCCTGGCGCAGTGCGCCGACCGACTCTACCTCGTGCGCGAGGAGCGCCTCGGGCAAGACCGGTCGAGCAAGGTCCTGAAGGAAGAAGAGAACACGCTCAAAGAGCGGATCATCGAGGAGCTGCCCAAGTCCGACGCGTCGGGCATCGCGGGCAAGGTGGCGCGCGTCGCCGTCAAGACCGACACGATCCAGCAGGTGAACGACTGGACAGCGTTCTACGACTGGGTGCTCGACGAAGCCATCAAGCACCGCCGCAAGAAGACAGGGCTCGAGCACTCGGTGTTCGACATGTTCTACCGGGCAATCAACCAGTCGGCCGTCGAGGAGCGGATCGAGCGCGGCGAGAAGGTGGCGGGCATCGGCCCGTTCAAGGTCGTCAAGGTCAGCATCACGAAGGTGTGACACATGGGGAAAAATGAGCTTCGTCGCTCCCGCGCGATCGAACGATGCGAGACGTGGGTGAAGCTGCTCGAGCGCGGCTTTACCATCACAGAGATCGCCGCCCATTGGCGGATCTCGCCGCAGGCCGTGGATGCGTCGCTCCGGCACTATGGCTACCCAGCCGGCATCATCGAGGCTGTCCGAGCCAAGACCGCAGAAGATCACGGTGGAGCGCCGTCGATCAAGCGGGCGGCTGAGGAGGAGGGGGCCACCGCCTCAAAGGCAGGCTAGAATCGAACCTCGCGCTGCCTGTCGGACGCGCGACCTACGTACTTCACACCAACTGCAAAGGACGACACACATGGCCACGAAGCCAAAACCCGCAGCCGCGCCTTCCACCTCTCGCGCGGTCGCAACCTGGGACGAGGAGCTGGCCGCTGCGGCCGCGGCCTCAGCAAAGATGGAGGAGGGTTCGGCCGGCGGCCAATTCTTCAGCATCAAGGGCGGAATCCTTACCTGGAATGACGCGCCGATCAAGGACAACACGCTCGCCGCGATCATTCTCGACAGTGTGCTCGAGAACGTCTATTACACCGACGCCTTCGACAGCGACAACCCCGCGCCGCCCACGTGCTTTGCCTTCGGTCGCGCCGAGGCCGACATGGCCCCGCACAAGACCGTGGTCGAGGCCGGCCAGGCGCAGAATCCCCAGTGCGGGCAGCCCGGCAAGGAGGGCTGCTGCGAGCACAACGAGTGGGGCACGGCCGACAAGGGGCGGGGCAAGGCGTGCCGCAACGTGCGTCGCGTCGCGTTGCTGGCTGCGGGTACCTTCGACGCCCAGGGCCGATTCGTGCAGTTCCCCGAGCTGGAGTCCTTCGAGCAGTCATCGTTCGGCTTCCTCAAGGTCCCAGTGACCAGCGTTAAGGGCTACGCCAGCTATGTGAAGACAATCGCGGACACGCTCAAGCGTCCGCCGTGGGCGGTCATCACGAAGATCAAGGTGTTCCCCGACGCGAAGAAGCAGGTCGGCGTGTCCTTCGAGCCACTGGCCAACGCGAGTGTCGAGCTGCTGCCGATCCTCAAGCGGCGCAACGCCGAGGCCGCTGCCCTGATCGAGTCCCCGTACCCGCTGAGCTTCGGCGAGGACGAGCAGCCGGTGCGCGGCCCGGTGTCGCGCAAGGGCGCGAAGGCCGCCCCGGCCAAGAAGACGTCGCGGCGCTACTGATCGCGGGCACTCCCTAACGATAGTTCATTGAAGACAGTGCGCTCCTGGGCGAAAACGGCAAATTCCCGTTGCTGACCCCGGCGTCTCTTAACAACGGGCGCGAGCGGCTTGAGTCGGTAGGTGGACTCCCTCTTAAAGTGTCCCCGACCTGAGTATGTCGTAAAACTGCTCACTTATCATGAAGCGACCCAACCCGTCCTACGTCGACTTTGAAACTTGGGCCATCGAAGACCGACCACGCTATCCACCGATCCCCACGAGCGTCTCGATCTGCCTGCCCAAGGGTAAGCCCAAGTGCTATGCGTGGGGCCACCTCACCAACAACAACTGCACGTGGGGCGAAGCGCGTGCCGCCATTGTCGAAGCGTATGCTGCAGCTGACGGCGTCTGCTTCCACCACGGAAAGTTCGACGTCGATGTCGCCGAGGTTCACTTCGGTCTCGAGCCTCCGCCGTGGGACAAGATCCACGACACCCTTTTTCTCGCCTACCTCGACGATCCGCACCAACGGAACCTCGGCCTGAAGCCGCTGGCCGAGCGCCTGCTTGGCGAGCCGCCCGAGGAGCAGGACGCCGTCGTCGAGTGGCTCGTGACTCACCAGCCCGTGCCGGGCGTGAAGATCAGCCGCTCGAAGCAGTCCAAGACCTACGCCATGAAGTACCTGCCGTGGGCTCCGGGCGACCTCGTCGGCACGTACGCCAACGGCGACATCGCGCGGACCAAGAAGGTCTTCGAGCTGCTGTGGCCGAAGACGCAGGAGCGCGGCATGCTGCGCGCGTACGCGCGAGAGCAAGAACTGATGCCGCTGCTGCTGGCGGCCGAGCGCCTCGGCGTCTGCGTGGATGTTAGGCGGCTGCGGGCCGATCAGCTGCTGTACTCGATCTGGCTCCAGAAGATCGACGCGTACCTGCTCAAGCGACTGAAGGCAGACGCTGAGTTCAACCTTGACTCAGGCACACAACTGATCACCAGACTGATCGAACTCGACCTCGCCGATGAGGAACTTGTCGGGCTGACCGCAAATGGCAAGCTGGCGAGCGACAAGGCGACGTTCCGGCGCGCGGTCAAGGACAAGTCGCTCGGATCGCTGCTGGCCTACCGTGCCGAGCTCTGCACGTGCCTGCGCACCTACATGGGCCCATGGCTCACGATGGCCGAAGCGACGGGCGGCACGATCCACACGCAGTTCAACCAGACGATGTCGCCCGACGGCGGCACGCGGACCGGGCGCCTGAGCTGCACGTGGTTCATGAACATGCCAAAGGAGTTCACCCCGCTCTTCACGGAGAAGGCTGGCGACAAGCTGCCGAAGCCACCACGTGGGCTTGAGGGCCTGCCGTCGCTGCCGATCTGCCGCGGCTATGTCGTCCCGCGCCCCGGGTACGTCTTCGTCGACCGCGACTACAGCCAGCAGGAACCACGCATCCTCGCGCACTTCGACGGTGGTCAGCTGCTCGACGCGTACACCGAGAATCCGTGGATCGACCTTCACGACTACGCCAAGATGGAGCTGGAGAAGTTCGGGCTGTTCTACGAGCGCAAGCCGGTCAAGAACACCAACCTTGGACTGATCTACGGGATGGGCAAGGGCAAACTGGCTGAGAAGAACGACATGACTGTCGAAGAAGCCGGCGCACTCAAAGACGCCGTGCTGAAGCTGTACCCAGGCCTGAAGGCCATGTACAAGGACATGAAGGTGCGCGCGGCGTCCAACGAGCCGATCCGCACGTGGGGCGGACGTGAGTACTACTGCGAGGCCCCGCGCATTGTCGAAGGCCGGATCCGTCAGTTCGACTACAAGCTGGTGAACGTCCTCATTCAAGGGTCTGCGGCCGACTGCACGAAAGAAGCCATCATCCGCTACCACAAGGTGAAATCCGCTAACGAGCACTTCTTGCTGCCCGTGCACGACCAGCAGCTTTGCGAGGTACCAAAGGCTCAGCTGCACCCTGGGATGGAGCGGCTGCGCACCTCCATGGAGTCGATCGAGTTTGAGGTTAAAATGCTCAGCGAGGGCGACTGGTCGCCCGACAACTGGGGCGCGCTGCGTCCTTACGACAAGAAGGGGAAGCGCCTTGAAGCGGCTTGAGTGGGGCAGCGTGTCAAACCGCATCTTGGCGCACCTCGCGGCGGGTCCGGCAACGACAACGCAGCTGACCGCCGCGCTCGGCGTCGACCGGCTGACCGTCAAGACCGCGGTCGCTCGGCTCTGCGAGCCTGAGCTTCGTAAGGGCGGCGCTCGACGCGTTTACGTCGTAGCCTACACCTACGACGACGATCTCGGCGGGAGGACGTATCCCAGGCCGCTCTACGCGCTCGGCGACGAGCCCGACGCGCTGAAGCCGGACCGCAAGACTCGGGCCGAGACGTCGGCCGAGCATCGGCAGCGCCAACGCCAAAGACTGGCCGAGGCCATCAAGCGAAAGAAGGGCAACCCGAACAGCGTGTTTGAGTACGCCCAGCAGTTCAAGTCCACCAACAGGAGCCGCAAGTGCCCAAGCCCGTCGTCATCCCGATCAAGCCGCTGACGGCGTGGTCCTTCAGTCGGTACAGCGACTACAAGCGCTGCCCCGCCAAGTTCAAGTACAAGCATCTCGAGAAGCGACCCGAGCCCGGCAGCGCAGCGCTCGACCGCGGCGCGATGATCCACACGCTGGCCGAGCGCTACCTGAAGGGCTTGATCGTGCGCCTGCCGCCAGAACTCGCCGCCTTCGAGGACGAGTTCAAGGAGCTGCGCAAGCTGTACAAGAAGGACAAATCCAAGTTCGTCGTGGAAGACAACTGGGCATTCACGAAGGAATGGGGCCGTACAACGTCGACCGACTGGGCCAACTGCTGGCTGCGGATCAAGCTCGACTTCGCGCAGCTGATCACGCCGACCTTCATGAAGGTCCGCGACTGGAAGACGGGCAAGCTGCGCGACGAGCTTCACGAGGAGTATCTCGAGCAGCTCGAGCTGTATGCGCTTGCTGCCCTCATGTTGTTCCCAGACCTCGAGGTCGTGGAGCCCGAGCTCGACTACCTCGACCTGGGACTGATCTACCCCGACCCTGACAAGGGCGAACCGCTGCGGTACTATCGCAGCGACGTCGAGCGCTTGCGCAAGACGTGGGAGAAGCGCGTGGCACCGATGTTCAAGGACAAGCGCTTTGCGCCACGTCCCAACGACAAGTGCAATTGGTGCCATTATCGGGCTGAGAATAAGGGCCCTTGTAAATACTGAAAGGTTTGAGATGAACTTTGGACAAGCGAAAGAGCTGATGGTCGGCGCGGGCGCCAAGGCGTTTCGCGCTGGCTGGAACGGCAAGGGCATGTGGCTGTGCTACGTCGAGCAGTGGGCCGCGCAGGTCGACCACGGCGGTGAGGTGAAGCACATGCTGCCATTCATCGCCATGAAGACGGTCGACGGCGGCCTCGTGCCGTGGCTCGCGAGCCAGACCGACCTGCTCGCCCACGACTGGCAAATCTTGGCCACGAAGGATCGCGCGCAATGAAAGACGTCATGCTCGACCTCGAGACACTCGGCACCAAGCCGGGCTGCATCGTGCTCTCTGTCGGCGCCGTCGCCTTCGGCCCAGACAGGCTGGGCGACGAGTTCTACGCGGTACTCAACGTGGAGCAGCAGGAGGCTGAAGGCCTGACACGCGACCCCGCGACCTGTGCGTGGTGGGAGAAGCAGTCGAAGAAGGCCCGCCGGATCTTCAGCGAACCACAGATCGACCTCGGTGAAGCCCTCACGGACTTCAGCACGTTCTGCGCCCGGCTCGGCGCGCCATCGAAGATCCGCATGTGGGGCAACGGGTCGGACTTCGACAACCCCATCTTGCAGGCGGTGTACGAGGCGGCCAGCCGCAAACAGCCGTGGGGCACGTATCGCAACCGGTGCTACCGCACGTTGAAGGGCTTGGCGCCCAGCGTCGGGCTCGTCCGCGGCGGCACGCACCACAACGCGCTCGACGACGCGAAGACGCAGGCCGCCCACGCTGTGAGGATCCTGCACGACTTGGGCCTCTGGGTCGGGCTACTGCAGACATGAGCCTCGCCGGTCGTGAGAACCCCATCAGGGACCGAGCACGCAACGTCGTGCGCGATCAGTTGGGCATCCCCAGCTTGCTGCTCGAGCTGCGCCGCGACGGCGGCTGGCCAGACGTGCTCTTCTTGATCCCGGGCGGTCGGCCGCTCTTCATGGAGTTCAAGCGACCGGGTAAGGATCTCGAGCCGCTGCAGGTGGAACGCAAGACAACGCTTCAAAAACTGGGCTACGACGTGCTTGGTCCTGTCGACAACGTCGACATCGCCGTATCGTTGGTCACTGAGGCGCTGACGATCGCAGAGCGGCGGGTCTTGAAGTACAAGTACTCAGCTCTGTGGAGTATCTATGACTGAGGCCGACTTCTTTCCATTGGTTCCTGAGAAGTGGAATCCGCAGACGTACATGAAGCGTGCGGTCAAGTTCCTCTTGACTCACGCCTGCGCCGCGCTGTTCCTCGACCCGGGACTTGGCAAGACAGCCATCACGTTGGCCGCCCTCGTGATGCTCAAGAAGCAGAAGCTGCTGGGCAAGGTCCTGATCGTCGCACCGCTACGGGTGTGCTACAGCACGTGGCCGGGCGAAATCGCTAAGTGGCTGGACTTCAACAAGCTGACGTGGACCGTGCTGCACGGTCCGAAGAAGGACAAGAAGCTCGACGAGGAGGTGGACATCTACCTCATCAACCCTGAGGGGCTCGAGTGGCTGCTCGGCGTCACGAAGTCGAAGACGCCCACGGGCAAGGTCCGGGTCGACGTCGACTACAAGCGCTGGAAGAGCTTCAACTTCGAGATCCTCGTCATCGACGAGCTGACCAAATTCAAGCACGCGTCGTCGCAGCGCTTCAAGGCACTCAAGCTGGTGCACCAGACCTTCGGCCGTCGCTGGGGCCTGACCGGGTCGCCTGCGGCCAACGGATTGGAAGACCTCTTCGGCCAATGCTACATGCTCGACCAAGGCCGGTCGCTGGGCCCGTATATCACCCACTATCGGCGCCAGTACTTCGACCCGAACCCCGATGGCATCACGTGGCACCTGAAGGGCGGGGCCGACCAAGCCATCTATGAGCGGGTCGCACCCCTCGCCTTGCGTATGTCGGCCGAGGAGTTCCTCGAGCTGCCCGAAGAGCTGTCGCACCCCATCAAGTTCGACCTGCCCGACAGCGCGCGCCAGATCTACGACGCGCTTGAAGATGACTTGATCGCGCAGATCGAGAAGAAGAAGGTGGTGGCATCCAACGCCGCGGTCGCGTCGGGCAAGTGCCGGCAGGTCGCGGGCGGCGGAGTCTTCACCACGCCCGACGTGCTCGAGCTCGTGGCCGCAGCCAAGCTGAAGAAGCGCGACTGGGCCGAGGTTCACACAGAGAAGATCGACGCGCTGAAGGACCTTGTCGAGGAGCTGCAGCACCAGCCGCTGCTCGTCGGCTACGAGTTCCACCACGAGCTCGAGCGCCTACGTCGCGAGTTCCCTGGCGCCACGTTCGTGGCCGACGTCAAGCCCGCCAAGTTCAAGGCGCTCGAGGCTAGCTGGAACCGTGGTGAGATCGAGCTACTGATCGGGCAGACTAGCTCGATGCACCTGGGTTTGAACCTGCAGGGCGGCGGGCAGCACTTGTGCTTCTTCACCACGCCGTGGGACTACGAGGTGTTTGATCAACTGATCCGACGCCTTCGTCGGCAAGGCTCGGTGTACAATGCAATCTTTGTGCATTACCTGATCGCCAAGGGCACTGTCGACGAACTGGTGCTTCGAGCGCTCAAGCGGAAGGAGAAGGGCCAGCAGGCGCTCTTCTCCGCGTTGCAGGAACTGGCAAAGCAAAGGAAGCGCCGTGGCTGAGACGACTAAGTGGTTCTCCGGGTACGTGTGGCCCGGGGGCGGGGCGGGCGAGCTGCCCATCCGCAAGGGCTGGTATGACACCCGCTTTGTGCACCCAGTCACCGGGATCGGCTGGGTCGAGGTCCGCTTGTGGTGGGCCGGCGACGGCCATTGGCGCGCGTCGAACACCTCGCCGAAGTGGAGCCAGATCGGCCGCTTCAGGCAATGGCGCGGATTGTCCGCACCAGCCCGTTGAGTTCATGCTACAATACACGCATGGACCTCAACTGGCTGCTCAAGACCGCTTTCGTGACCGCCGTGCGCTTCAGCGACTCGTCGGGCACAAGCGCCCCGCGCGGCGTGCTGCCGATCAGCATCACCCTTGAAGGCAAGGTCGAGGTCGTCTACCAAGACCTGTTCGGCGTCAAGGTCGAGCACTGGACGGTCAGCGAGCTGCTGGCCAAGGTGTGGCCCAACCTGCAGCAGACCTATCTCGAGGTCGCTGAGTACATCGACAGTCAGGTGCGGCTCTACGTGCCGTGCTCTAAGGCCGGGCGCGCCGCGCTCGACGCAGCTTTGATGAAAGGACGCTCCATGCCCAAGCCGAAGAAGGCGCCAGCGACCAAGGCCGCGGCCGCGCCGGAGACCCCGAAGGGTCCGTCATTCCCCTGCACCTATGCAGATTACTCGCGGCGCACGTGCCTCGCCATCCGGCGTGGTGAGCACCGTACCATCTTGATCCCCATGTCCGAAGGCGAGCCGTTCGAGCTCGAGGACTGGGCCAACGAAGTGTTCGACAGTCGCTACGTGAAGCGGCTGGAAGACTACCCCGTGGCAAAAGCGGCTGAGCTGTACGCTCGTTTCGCCGCCGAGTCCGGGGCCTCCGAGGCCGCGCTCAGAGAGCTCGGTCAATTGACTCCACTGACCCAGAAGGAAATTGCAATGGCCACCGCCAAGAAGACTGCAGCCGCACCGGCTGCGAAAAAGACCGCACCCGCGAAGACCACCAAAGGCGCCGCCGCCGTCGCTGCGCCCGCCAAGAGCGCGAAGAAGGACGTCGGCGACGGCAAGCCTCGCGAGTCGGCCGCAGCGATGTTTCAGTCGCTGCTGCTGGAAGGCAAGCACACCGACGACACCATCTTCCAGAAGGTGGCGGCCAAGTTCGGCCTCGACGAGAAGAAGCGTTCGTACGTCGGCTGGTACCGCAACTACCTGCGCAAGCAGGGCCAGACCGTCGCCGATCCCATCACGAAGTAACCGGCGGGGCGCTTGCGCCCTGCGAGGCCTGAGGAGGCTCCCAACATGACTACCCGAGAGCGTCGCGTGAAAAACCGCGACGACCGTGACTTCGACCAAACCGCGCTGCGTGAGGGCGGCAACCACGAGCAGATACTTCACCGGGACTACTCCGCCCACTTCTTCCGCTGGTCCTTCGCGCGTCGCTTCATCAAGCCGAGCGACAGCGTGCTCGAGGTCGGCTGCGGGCCGGACGCGCCGCTGTGGAAGCTGCTGTTCCGCAACATGCAGCCCCACGCGCGACGCTATGTCGGTGTCGACCTCAACAAGACGGTCGTGACGAAGCACCAGCACTCGATGTTCCTGCCGGAGTTCAACTTCGTGAAGGACTTCAAGAAGGTGCCGAAGCTGGTGATCGACCGGTTTGGCGCGCCTGCGCCCGACTTCGACGTCGCGGTGAATTTCGAGGTGATCGAGCACATGCTGCCCGAGCATGGTGCGACGTTGCTGAAGGGTATCTGGCACTGCCTGAAGCCGGGCGGCGTGCTGCTACTGTCAACGCCGTGCTACGACGGGCGACGGCACGCAGCGAACCACATCCACGAGTACACCGTACCCGAGCTGCAGAAGGCGATCGAGAAAGCCAAGTTCGTGGTCGAGCGGCGCTTCGGTACGTTCATGGACACGCGCGAGTTGAAGCACATCGGCCGACACGTCAAGAGCGACGGCCTGCCGCCCGACACGCCGTGGGCCGAGGAGGAGGTCGCTGACGCGCTGAAGATCGCTTCGACCCTGCTCGGCGCGTACTACGACAACGACGCGCTGTCGTGCATCTTCGCGCCGGCGTTCCCCAACAACGCGCGCAACAACCTCTGGGTCTGCAGGAAACCATCATGAGCCGACAGCTCACGGCGCTCGGCGGCGCGATCTTCGCCGGGCTCTTTACCAAGGGCGTCGAGCAGGCTGGCTACCGAATCCTTGGCCACCTCGAGCACGGCGACTACGGCGTCAAGACCGCGCGGCTGAACTACCCAAACCTTGACGTCCGAGTCGGGCTTCACAACTGGAGCCCGGCCGACTTCAAGGGCAAGGTGGACTTCATGTACACCAACCCGCCGTGCGCGGTGTGGTCGAGTATGCGGTCGAGCGTCGGCATGGCGCACTGGTCGAAGGACCAGCGCCTCGACTGCGTGACGTCGCTCGTCACGGCCGGGCTGATCATCCGCCCCAAGGCGTGGTGCTGGGAGTCCGTCACGAACGCATGGCGCCACGGGCGCGACTTCGTCCTCGAGCAGGCCAAGCGCTGGAACGAGGCGGGGTACCAGGCCACGATCTTGCTG